CTTTGCCTATAGCGGCACATTGAAAGGCCCACCTTTGGATAAGTTCTTCACCCCTTGGATAATTGGGGGAGGATACACGGACGGCCTAACCAATGGGTTTACGGGTAGTGTTTTTGGGGGTCACACAAGTGGACTTAAGGGTAAACTTGGCGGTATAAAATTATATTCTAAACCATTGTCTACTTCTGATATTTTAGAAAATTACAATGCTAATAAAAACTTTTTCAAATTTGTTAAATTGATATGACAGTTTCAGAGACCGTAAAAGTATTTGGTAAAATTCCTCCTAAGTCCCTCATTCAGACAGTTGATAATAAAGACTCTGAATTGGCAGGGATGAGGTACCCTATCCCTAAGGAGCCTGAGAGAGGTTATTTCTCTAAATCTGTTAACGCTAGCTTAGTTAATTCTGGACTTAGAGATATCATTAGGACTGTCCCTGGGGAGAGGTTTATGCTGCCTGACTATGGGTGCAATGTCAGAAACTTCTTATTTGAGCCTTTGGACGAAGGGACTTTCTTAGCAATAAAAGATGACGTAACAACTAGCATTCGTAAATACTTAAAGAAAGTTTCGATAGCCAAATTCCAAGTGTTGAGAGACGGAGAGATAGGTTTAAAGATATTCTTATACTGTGCTTATGATAATGCACAAATACCTTACTTTAGAGTTGGAGTCCGAGTATAATGGTCGTATTTTCAGGCACAGTACAGTCAGATTATTTAAAGTTCTTACCGGCAGAGTTAGAGGATAAGACTAAGCTTATAGATTTCGCGGCGGGAGNCTTTAATACTTACCGCAATGCGTTAATAGAATATGTTAAGGCCACCTTCCCCTTAGACTACAACAACTTCGAGTCCTCAGACTTTGGAACCTTACTTATAGAGTTGATGGCAGCGGTTGGGCATATTCAATCTAACAAGAGCGATTACTTAGCAAATGAAAACTTCTTGCAAACTGCAAGAAGCAGAGATAGCGTAAAAAGACTTCTGGAGCTTGTGGGCGTTCGAATGAAGGGTCCTATATCCGCTGCTGCAAATGCTCAGATTCAAGTCGAAACAGCATCTACCGTCTCCTCAATGGTTATTGCCGAGGGTGCTAGAACTATCAGTATAAATTCTCCTGAGGACGGAGGATCGCTTAGTTACACGTTATACAAGCTAAACAATGATGGCACTGTTAACCTAGACAGATCTGATACTGATATTCTTGTGGACACCCACGGAACTGGTACAGTAACAGCATCATCATTGGTTCTCCAGGAGGGAGCTTTAGTGGTTGAGTCAGGGGTATTTAAGAGTGCTGACGCTGTTAAAGAGGTGCAATTAAACCAAGCCCCTTACGTAGAGAAGAGTGCTCAGGTCTTTATCACGGGCTCCACTAACACTCAAGGGATTTATACAGAAGAAGACAATATTTATTTTGCATCGGGTGGGACTGACAAGATTTACCAAGTAACTACTGATGAAAACTTTAGAGCTTCAATCCTCTTTGGAGACAACACTGTGGGTCAAGCTCCCGCAGTAGGTGATAGATATACCATAACCTACCGAGTTGGGGGTGGTACAAGAGGCAACATTGCTAATAGCTTCATAAATACCTCTGTTGATGTTACTTTAAATAAATCAAATAGCACTGATACGGAAGCCGCGCAGGGGACTCTCGAAAACACCAGCATAGGTACTGGGGGTAGGAACGCTGAGTCAATTGACAGTGCGAAAAGATATGCTCCTTTATACTTCCGAAGCCAAGATAGGTTGGTGACTCTGGAGGATTACAAAGGACATGCTAACAGGTTTGCTTCTAACTATGGATCTACAGGTAAGGCAGCGGCCACTGTACGGAGAGCATATTCGTCTGCCAACATAATAGATTTATTTGTTCTTGAAAAAGCTTCTGATACTCAACTCAGAAGAGCGACTCAAGAATACAAAAAACAACTTCTTGAGTCCATGGAAAGCAAGAAGATGCTTACCGACGAGATTGTTGTGGTTGATGGTCTTATTAGGACGTTAGATATATTCCTCATCCTAACACTTGATTCAACCTATAAGCTGGGTCAGAACCAGATAATTCAATCAGCTAGAGACCTAACTCAGCAATACTTTGATGTAGATAATTCAGACTTTGGCGAACCCTTTATACCTCAAGATTTAATTAGGTATATCCTCGATAATGAAACCAACATTCGTTACGCCACAATAGACAATGTTGACTCCCCAATAGCTGTTGGGCATAATGAGATTATTCAAATGAATAATCTGAACATAACTGTAAACTTTGTGTAATGTCTGGAAAGAGCTACTTACTAAATAAAAATTTCCACAAGCACAATTACTTTGATGCTTTTAAGTATATTGTTCCTGAATACGTTTATGAGGATGACCGTAAGCATTCTCCTAAATCTGATGATTTAGCTGATGTAATCATTAATTCTAATATATCTTTAGCAAATGATATTAATAATGTAATTAGTATTAGTGCTATCCCTGGCTCTACTTCTGAGAATCTAAATAATATTTCTGGTATAGCTCCCTACTTCGTTAAACAGAATAAGCTTACCGACATCACGACTCAGGATTTTGAGGATAATATCCTCTACCCGACAAACAGAGACCTTAAAAAGTTTACCACCGTTGAAGACTTCAGCGGTTATGTTGTAAGCACTTTATTGCCTTCCATAACTTTAAATAACCCTGCTGGGTTTAGCTCCACGGACACTTCAAACAGTCATAACTATCTTGTAACAAATCTTTCCTGGTTGTATTTTTTAAATACATCTGGGGCAAACTTTGATCCTTCTAGTTATGTCGCTGACTTGATGGTCAATAAGCTGTTTAAGGGTCAAAGAGTAACAACTGCGGACGGAATTAAAGGCTTAATGGAGTTTGTGTGGAAGAATGAGCTAACCACCCGATATCCTTCAAGTTACTTCGCTAGTGGAACCAGGGCTGATTTGAGTGGAGTTCAACAGTTAGATAAGTTGAAGACTTGGGTAGACATAATTTACTCTCCTTTATTTGCTGATAATTCAGACTTTAGAGTTAGGGATAAATTTGAAACTTTCATTGATTCTAATATTCAGACTTCTCGTAAAGTTGAAGACGGGCCTTTTGTTAGATTTCTAAGGGCCTTATCTTTCCTGGCTTATGATATAGATAACCTTTCTGAAAAGCTTACAACGCTTTATGATCTTGAAGACTGCCCTGATGAGTTCTTACCCCTTCTGGCCAAGCTAGTCGGGTGGGACCTATTTGGAGCAGATCCAGACAGATGGAGGCTTCAGCTTCGAAACGCTACCGATATCTACAAAGCGGTAGGCACCAAGAAAGCTATTCAATTTTCTCTGAATACAGTTTTCCCTAAGGACCAATTTCCAATTCAAGCAAGTTTAGTGGAGTTGTGGGAGTCTTACGTCCCTTACTTAATCTACTACTCCTTAGCAACAGAGTCTAGGTATTTCGAAGATTTCACCACTTGGACTCCTGATAAGGCTATTGCGATGGGTGTCTCAGGTTACACAACCTCTGGCATGGATTATAATCTAAGAAGAGCCACTGATCGAATCATTAATGAGGTATATGAAGAATTCCCGGATAGTTTCAATATCCCTAATCAGGAAAATAAATTCTATTACCGAGGTCAGCTAAATGATATCCCTCCCTTTGAGGAGTATCCTTATTATGTAAATGTTGAACTTAACAAAGATATGATCGATTTTATTTCTGATCGATTAGTTTGCTTTGGGGTTCGTAATGACTTTGCTATTCAAGTAAGTTCTTACCTTACTGAATACGGGTTGGATTCAAATGACGAGCCTCGTGACGGCTCCTGGTTACTATTTACTTCTGGATACAACGATCCGCCAAACTTTTCTAGAATGGTGGAGCTTTCGAATAACAAGAAACTTGAGTACCTATCTTTGTGGTCAGGTAAATCTTCCCACTTCAAGTTAGCGGTAAATGCAAGTTCTTATGACTTTACTAAGAAGGGTTTAATTACCGTAGATACTGGAGATGCAGTTGCTGTAGCATCTGACATGATCAGAAAGTTTGCCCCTGCTCACTCTATCCCGCTGATCTCGCTTGAAGTATCAGGTGATTATGATCCTCTCCAGCTTTCGGAAGAGCACCTTCCTCTTGTAATGTTTAATCTTGCAGAGAGGGACGCTGGGGCTAATGGTAACTACTGGCTATCAGGGCTTACGTTTAATACCTACATGCGTGGTTTGAGGTCGGAAGGTCGAGTTCTTAAGAAAGGGGACACCCAATCTTCCGTATCTCCTGCCTTACTTTACGACGCAACTAAGGTTGGAAATCTTGAGAGAAGGTCGGCTAGGCGAAGAAGTTTCAAAAATGTAATGCCTCACCACGGGTACTATGACAGGACCGGATTTAACATGCCCACCACTTTTGAGATGGACCTAAGTGCCGTAAGTGGTTTACCCTTAGGGTTAATTCCATCAAAGGGTACTTTCGTACCTGTTAGTAGCCATATAAATCTACCTGCTGTATGGAAACAGTGTGAGGATTTAACTTCTAAAAACTCTTACAACGATTATTCCGTGAGTAATACCATGGCTGCTAGGGGTCACACATTCTACGCATCTAGTGTTTGGAATGATAGAGGTAAGCTGGCTGATATTTATGCTACCATGCATGATATTGCTGAGAGAGAAAAAGTTGCAAGGTTCCTCGCAGAATCTGGCCCTCCTGCTATTGAAAATGAAATAGCAATTTTACTAGAGTCGGGAAACCTTGATCAATACGGTCAGGAGTCCTTGGAAGCTTTACTAGATCAGTTAACGCTTTACCCAAGCTCATTCTGGACGAATCAAGTAATCGAGCTTAGTAATTCAAATTCTGAAAAATACAAATTCCCAGCTAGTGTTAACGATTACTACAACTTTGAGTTTGGTCGTGATTTACATAGGCTTTACAGAATTTACACTGAGGAGTTTAAACAGCACAGATTGAGTCCAATTGAGCTTACATTGGATGGTCCAAACATCTTATCTCATACCCTTGGTCCCCTTCTTTACAATCACGACTTTGATCTTCTTTTCAATGATTCAGATATTAGCGGCATTGTAACTAGTTCCTTATCCGATGTTAAAGAGTTAAAGTCTGGGGCACAGCCATTCACGACAGCCAGTTCTTATGCTGCCTCCACATTAACTGATATGTATGTTGAAGTACCCGAACTTGTATTTTCTTCGTTGGTGAAGGGTGTAGAGTTTATTCATACAAGTGGGTTTGCTGATTCGGACGAAAGTAGTTTCTCAGTATTCCGAGTCGATAGTAATGTTTTAAGTCCTGGGGATGACCCCTACATGTTCGATCGGACCTTTATACTAACAAAAGCTTCTCGATTTGCAACTCCTAGAGTCCGTATGGATATCTCAAAGTGGAATGCGGGTAGTGATTATCCTTTTGAGTATAACTTCTTATTACCCGATCATGATTATCAGCTAGATTTAATGGCTCTAGTTGGTGATGATACAGGGCTTAATTTGGGTGGGAGAGATATAGGTGTTTGGATTCACACCAAACCAGAACAAGGCAAGATGTGGTCTTACACCCCTGACGGGGATTGGTACCAACACTCAGCCATCCCAACCAGACAGAACATGCTCAATGAGTATGCTCATAGATTTACATACCCCACAAGAACTAAACCCGTAGTGCCTCAAGGCCGTAACGATTTTAAGTGTCTGGATGTTGTGGCTCAGGAAATAAAGTCTCCGGTTACAAAGTACAGACAGGAAGACTTTATGGATTGTAGGGTCAGGTTCAATACTAGAAATAGAAAATTGTTAGAGCCTGTGGAGTACAAGCAAACTGTTGGAGATCTTCATAGAAAGTCTCAGCAGTATGTTGTTGAAATATTTATGGTTCCTGGTCTTGAAGACACTGATAGGTTCCTAGCTTTTGATAAAGTTGAAGTAAAAGATCTAACACTAGAAAAGCTTTCTCAGAGGCATGTTACTGGCCCAGTACAAGACCCTCTTCAGGGACTCGACTTGCCTACCCAGCAGGGGGTTGAGACTAGACTACCTTTAACTAAGGAGAACTTGATGATTATATTTAAGTTCTTTAACAAATTATCAGGCAAGGGTCAGACCACCAGCTTGGCTTCAAGAGACAAGAGTAAAACTGAGGCTATAATGGGTAGTGAGGGTGGTTCTAGACTTACTTACCGTTACCTAGTTGACATGTTCGCTAGAACTAACTACGGAGGGGTGACCCCAACGTTAGAAACACTTATCATAGACGCATAATGTTTGTAGAAGGCTTTGGAGAGATTTTAGTTGACATTTTAACAGTCAATCCTGAATTGAGTGGAGTATCGTCTGCTAGTTCAGTATTGGATACCTCTAACTATACTTTTCATGCGGTGACTTTTGGGAAAGATGCTGAAGGGTTCAATTTCCATGGCCACTCGGTCAGCACTACTCAGTATGTCAACGATCGCCCTGAAGACGGAATAGTTTCTGGTTATAATTTGGACAGGCTCGCCTTAGTTAACTATGCCTCCGCAGCCCCTTTTGTTAGTTCATATTCCCCTAGTTCGGCTCATTTACACTTCTCAAGCACCTACAATTCGGTGCCTATTTACCCCGCTCCTAATCATACTAGACTAGAATTAGCTTCGACAGAGACCACGAATGCTTCTTCTTTTTCTGCGACACCTCCCAATCTGGGGCACTACCCGAACGCTTGGGTAGATAGCACTCTAAGCAATGCGTGGACCATCATAGGTGGTTTCGCGCCGCCCTCAGGGGCTGGTAAACTGTATTACATTACAGACTCAAATGGGGCTTACCTAGCTAGTGGTGTTTTAAATGGGATGTATAACCACTTAGGGCTTGCTGATAAAAATGGTTATGTGAATGTTAATCAGACCAGTGCTTTAGCTAAGACAGATGTAAGGGCAAACCTAATTAACGGACCAGTAATTTTTAGCTCACTCGCAGACAGTATTCACCCCGCCTCAGCCACCGTGGGTCTAGCCATTGTCCCTCAACGTGGGGATGCGGTTGCCCTCGCGGCATATGGGGGAGTTACCCATTTTGGCGTTTACTGCCTAGATTTGAATGCCATGATAGCCTCTGGAATAAGTCCTCCATATTCTTGGGACGCCCTAAATAATAACAGAATATATAAACTAGTCTCTAAGGTTACTTTTTGGGATAACGTTTTAATTCATCA